ATTGCAATTTGCCTGAATGAATATAGAATGTTTCTTCTTTTAACTCATGGTAATGCCAGGAACATTTCTTTCCTTTTTCAAAGAACAAAAGTTTTCCACAGTATTTTTCATTGTTGACGATCCACTTCTCGTGACCCCAACCTTTAGGGACGAACTTAATTGAAGAACTCATGGTCGCTGACTCCTTTGTCGTCAATGTATATATCTCCAGAAGGTTTACCTAGGTATAAAGCGTCGAACATGCACCCCCATTCACATAATTGTTTCTTGGTGAACTCATAGAATTCGTCATGTGCTTTCTGACGATCATTATTATAGCGTCCCATACCTCTAGCTGTGAGGTAGATTACTTCATTTCCTTCAATGTATAGTTGATTGATTCTACGGATACGATCTTCCCTGGGTCTGGCATGTGTGTACACAGCATCACCTTCACCAGGGAAACAGATAGTGCCGTCGATATCAACAACGTATTTCATTTATATCATCTTTAGATAGAACATATGTGCCGAAGTGTGTAACGGCAATTGCTGCTGCTTTGTTTGCGTAAGGAATAGCACGATCAATCGTACCAAGCAACAGATAGAAATGTACCAGAGCTGCTAGGAACGTATCACCAGCACCTGCTACATCAAACACAGGGACATTGATACCAGGAAAAGATCTTCCGTTCCAAGTACAACCTTGCGACCCTTTGGTTACAATTAGATTAGCATAATCTCCTTCTAACTTTTGTGCTTCACGATCATTGATCTTAATGAAACACTGTTTTGGTAACCTGGTCTTCTTGCTATCAATAAAGACAGGACCATTGAACCACTTTACTAATTCTTCTATTTTCTCTTCGGATAGAAATCCTTTGTTGTAGTCAGAGATGACCATAACATCAAACTTTTCTGTTGGTAGTTCCCATCCAAAATCTTCTGCTTCGTCGTTCTCATCCAACCGCATGATCTGCTGGTTGGACTTGGAGTCTACGTATCGAGTCTTTGTGATTTGTGATTCATGAGTCATCATGTAAACTTCATCGCCAAAGGACATGATATTCTCCCTGACGTTATGTGCCATACCTTTGGCAGTCTCTACTCTATCGTATACCATGACTGGTACAGGTGCCTCTGGACTGATCCTGGTGACTGTACCATACACATATTTGTCAGTGCAGGTGTCACCGATAAGGAGTACCTTGAATTGTTTGGGTTGTGGAGTAGTCTCCTTGTCGATCAAAAAACCGAACTGATTTTGCATAGCGTGAACCTACTACTTCTTTTCCTTTCCAGTCGGAACCGACTACCATTGTATCAGGTTTGATCGATTCCAGCAACTCCTCTAGCTCTTGTTTGGTGTCGAATGTGTGGACTACATCAACATACCTGATTGCTGACAGCATCAGTCTTCTATCGGATTGCGAAAAAATAGGTCTCTCGGGACCTTTCATTTCTGCTACCTTCCTGTCGGAGTCGATAGCAACAATGAGATAGTCTCCAAAAGACCTAGCGTAATTAAGAAGTTCGATGTGCCCTGGATGGAGCACATCAAAACATCCATTTACAAACGAGATTTTCATTCGTTGGGAACATGAACAAGTTTCTGGATCTCTGGTAGATACATCCATTCAATATCACTTCTCTTCAAAGTGAGGACTGCATCTTCGATTGTCTCGACCAACGGGTCTCCACCAAGATTAAAAGAAGTGTTAAACAAAATAGGGACACCAGCAATCTTATCGAATGCATCAATGAGTTTGTAGTAGTGTTCATTTTGCTCTTGGGTTACAGTTTGAATACGACAAGTATTGTCCACATGAATAACCGAAGGAATCTTCTCTTCCACTCCGTCATGACACTTGACTGCATACATCATGTGAGGTGTCTCATCACGACCTGCTAGATCAAACCAGTCATTAACCTTTTCTTTCTTGATAGAACATGCGAATGGACGGAACCATTCACGATGCTTAACTGCATTGACGTGATCTTTACCATCTTTGATAGTAGGATCAAACAGAATAGATCTGTTACCCAATGCACGAGGACCACCTTCAGAACGACCCTGATAAATGGTTACGATATTACCTTCACGAATCAGTTTAGCAACATCATCATATGAAGTGTCGGTAGTTTCTAGACCTTCTAGATCTGCCTCGTAACCAGTGGGATCATATTGAGGACCATAGTAAACAGATTCCTGCTTACTGGGTTTCTCGGTTTCCATTACTTTATTGTAGATGTACTTTGCACCACCAATAGAAGTACCACCGTCATGCGAAATAGGTTCGCAGTAGATATTGAGGTCAGGGAACTCCTTCCAATACTTGTAGTTTGCAACGCAGTTGAGACCATATCCGCCACATACTACAATGTTCTTTTCACCAGTCATTTCGTGTGCTTTGCGAATTAACTGAACCATACGGTCGGAAGTTTGTTCCTGAATCTTGTAAGCAAGATCCTTTTGAATATCTGTATACTCACCCTCTACATGGTTGTCATAATCCTTCTTGAGAATATCAAAACGACCAATGTTAATTTGAGCGGCATTAGGATACGTAGGAATAATAACGTCCCTGTTACCCCAACCATCTCTGAAGAAGTCTGGCAAATCTTCGTTAGGTTTGCCGTATGGAGCAAGACCCATAAGTTTGCCAGCTTCAATTGCTGGGAATCCACAGTATTGAGTTACTGCTTCATACATCTTGGTGTGACCAGGGTATTCTGTAATGAAGATACCTTTCTCTGGTTCATTGCAACCAATAGCTGCTTTTGATCCAATGTGTTTGAACACTGTATCAAATTCACCAGGATAAGATGCATCAAAGATAGTTTCAAACTCGTAGGAGACATCTCCTACTTGTTCAATCTGTAGGAAACTACCTGCACCATCAGCAATGACACAAGCAGCAGTTTCAAAACCAGAGTTATAGAAACCACATGCAGCATGCATCTCGTGGTGATTAACGTCGATGAAGTGAGTTTCAAACTCAAACTTCTTCCTGGCAAGTTTCCTTACCCAACCTTGGTATGCATCCTCACCAGACCAATCCAATACAGGACCGTGACGGTGAGTATGACAAATAACCAGGTGGTCAATGTGATCAACATATTCAAACGCTTTTGCGATTCCCATTAGAGGGGATCCGTCATACTTAAATCTAGTGAGGCGTTCTTCTTCTAGATAAAATACTACTTTACCATCAACCAGCAAAGTAGTGCTCCCGTTATGACCACGGGCAATTGCAAGAATGTTCATTATTACCTCAATTATTTTTTAACAGAAAACCCTTTACTGGGAATCTCGATTGCTGGAATCTTTACGTCTGTGCCGCCAGGAGCAGCTTGTTGCATTGGGAGTTGGAAATTGTTTCCATTGCTACTGGGTGCTGCTTCAGGCATGTTACAACCGTCTGCTGTAGGACCACCAAATTCTGGAGGAAGAACAACATCAGTAGCAGGTTTGCGATAGTATTTGTTCATGAATTTGTCAACAGACTTCATGATAACATCCTCGATCTTATCATTCATCGCCATGATACCATCATTAGCTCTCGCTGCTTCTTCATCAGGAGTAATGCGAATAGGATCGTAGATACGTTGTCCTTCACCCATATCCAGGATGTCAAACTTCTCTTCATTTGGATAAGAAACATTCTCTCCAAAAGTAGATCCCATGACAGCAACAACTGGAGTTCCTACTGCATGTGCAATATGCTGTCCTACAGAGTCACATCCTAGGAACAAGTCTGCTTCCTCGATGATACCTGCCCAACCTCTCATGGGGACTCCATTGCCAGCAGGGAATGAAATAGTATCGCGAAGTCCTTCTTTCTCGAAGTCGAATGCAAACTCTGACATTAGAATGACAGAATACTTTTTCTGCAGACGCTTGATGATAGAAACAACGTTTCTGTGCTCAAAACTTCTACCAGAAGGATCAGTGATGATACTACCCGCTTGCTGTACTCCTCTACCATATGGTTGGAATACTACGGTTTTTGGTTTCTTGGTCTTTTGTCTTACCTCTGCAACAATAAACTTTCCGTTAATTGCTTCTTCTCTGGAAAGTTTTAAAGTTGGTTTGGGTAGATCTCTAACACCTTTATTGTTGATAGCAATATCGAATGCTTGAGAGAGATTGCATTTCTGATTGTAATACTCCCACACCCTGTAAGGTTCTGGGGAAATTGTGTCAGTATGAATCAGTTTGTCTCTAAAGAGATTCTTATGCCAGTTATCATACACCTTGCCATAAAGTGTAGGATGTCCTTTGAAGAAGTCTGTACCTCCTTCACATACGATTAGGAACTCCTCGTCGGGATGATCCTCTTGATATTTCTCAAGGGCAGGAATTGAACAAAGCACACGTCCAGCACCACCATTGATAAAGAATGATTTAGGTCTCATAATCAATCACAAAATGATTTAGTTTCTACTATTTATGCATGAAAAAAGGGGCGGTTCCCCGCCCCGATTATACCACGGAATTGATGATCATTCAGATAGAAGACCTTCCTCGTCTACGTTATAGTCATAGTTCTCTAGGAGACCAAGTGTAGGATCTTCAGGGAAAGGAATCATGAATGCGTCAACGCCATCATACTTGGTGTATACATTTTCCATCGTAGTGATGAATGTTTCGATAGCAGTGACTTGACTTGCGATCAGATTAGCTCTCTGTTCTGCAAGGAAATCTTGTGCGCCTTTTAGGATACCGTCGCGAGCAGCTTTGTGCTGTTCCATGGTGATCCAAACTTCCATGAAGGGGAAGGGTTCTTTCCACTCACCAGCAGAAAAATCATACTCGATTGCATCTACATTGTAGGTGTGGTCGGGTAGTTGGGGATCGGGACGCTCGTAATATGCTTCGGTTTCGCCTGCCAACTTGTACTCCTTCTGGGGATAACCAGCATCTTTGCCAGTATCGGTGTGGAAGAAGACAGATGCAATGATAGCATCAGTGTTGGAGGTTTTAGGGCGGAGAAGAATTGCTCTCTCGTCTAGACCTGCTCTGATTTGTGCATTCTCTGCATCTTCAGTTTCATTTCTGACAGGCATGCAGGATTGCGCTGGTAGTAGTGTACCAGTCGCTGCATCAACGAATACATATAAGAATTCTGGACCATTGTAGGTCGCAGTAGCAGTTAGTCCAAGATCACTAGTCTGCTTCGTGTACTCGTCAGGTAGGTTATAAGTGTATTCCTTTGAAATTTTCGCCATGGTAGTAATCTCTGTGTATAGTCCGTGAGTATTGCTTTAGATATTTATATAAAATTGATCAGTAGCTGCATTCAGATTGCTTGTAGGAAATCCGAATAAGACCGTGATATCCATGCTGACCATAGCAGCATCCACCATCAGTCCAAGCAGAAGCACCGCCAATGCCAGGAACATAGTTTCCTTCTGAATATGAACCGCCCCACTGTAGTTGTGCAGTAGCCCACATTGTGCTACAATATCCACATCCTCTGTGCTCACACTGGGTCATGGGCAACCAACCGCCCTTACCGTTAACTAGACCAGCAGGGTAGGGGATGTATTGCTTGTTGTGGCAGTGGTTGCCTTGGCAGAACACGTTACCAGCACCAGCGTTGCCATAAGCACCACCATCAGCACCGTAGTATGGAGCACAAGGTCCATTACAGCATACACCACACTTCGTCATCCAGAAGCAGCAGCACATGTAGCAGCAGGAGCATCCTCCATCACCACCATTAGCACAGAAGTTAGAAAGACCAAAACCTGTGATGTAGGTGTCTCCACCTTTTTGACCACAAGTCAAGTTATTCCTTGCTCTACCACCCTGTCCAATATCAATAGAATAAGAACAACCAGGAACAACATTATTTCCAGATAGTTTCTTATATGCATAAGCACCAGAACCACCAGGGATGCCTCTACCACAGCAGCGACTATCGCCACCAGATCCACCAGCACCCCAGATCTCAAAGATGACCTCGGTGGTGTTTGCAGGAACTTTCCAATCAGGATACTGGAAGTATCCATAGTTAGAAGTCCAGTTATCACACGTTGCACCGCAGTGTGCTGCGATGTACATCACCGTGTAATCCTTTGAAGGATATGGGGGTACTTTTGTTGTAGTGTCCGCTTCAGCTAATGCCTGAATTTGTGCGGTAGTGACGACTCCTAATAAGTCTCGTAAATTGGTATTTGGCATCTTCTATGGCTCTTCTTAATTGATATTTAGTTACAGAAGTGGAAAGCGCAGTCATTATTGACGCCTAACCAGCAGGAACAGTATGTGATCTTAATAAATCCACCTTGACCGCGCCATCCATAGCAGCAGCTATTAGAGCAAGAAGTTGCGGAAGGAGCACCAACGCCAGGGATACCAGGACCGCCATTACAGTTTGTGCTATATGCCCAAGGAGTAGTTCCATTACAGTAGGTACGTTCCTGGTTACAAGCATTACCTCTATTATTAGACATAATGTGACCACCTTTGTGGTCAATGAGTCTACCTGGGTATGCCATTCCAATTTTTGCCCAGCAAGTATCGGAGTTATTATAGGTTCTGAAGAATCCAGGACCACCAGGAATCATTTCGTCTCCACCATAGGAGTTGGACTTATCTGTTCCAGGTGTCCAACCACCAGCACCAGAGAAGTAAACTCTATCTTCACATCTGAATTCATTGCCCCAGAATGCATAACAGCAAGTCTTACCAGGAAGACCACCTTCTGCACAAAGGTTACTTAAGTTGCAACCAGTGATGTAAGACTTACAACCTTGGATACCACAGCAGCACTGTGAGCAACATGTAGGCGATGCTACGACCATTGCGTAACACCATCCACCTTGGATCTGTGGATACTGTAGAGTCTTTCTGACATATGCACCAGCACCACCAGGGATACCCTGTTGACAGCAGCATGCGCCACCGCCAGAACCGCCACCACCCCAGAGTTCAAAAGTGATCTGGGTAGTACCACAAGGAACACACCAATGATTGATGCAATAGTCGTGGTATGACTGCTCACAGTTTCCTCTGTTACAGTAAGGATGGAAGTTGAATACCATCCCGTCTCTGACACGGGTATAGCTACCATATACCGCTGCGGTGTCAGTAATTGTGGAAGCAAATTCCTTCCCTAGTAGTCCTCGTAAATTTGCCATCTTTAATTAAGTCTTACAGTACCATGTGATTTTAACAAGACCTGCAGCACCTTCGGAACCACAGCAGCAACCTCTACCAAATACATCAGCAGAGAATCCACCCATGCCAGGAGGACCATTACGGAAACAGTCACTGGAAAGACCAGCGTTGTTACCTTCCATCCACATTGTTGCTTCTCTACCACATGTTGCCATAGAGCAACGTCTGGTAGTGTGGAGTGTGCCGAACTTACCATCTTGGTAAGGGGCAGTAGGCACATAGTTTTTCATCATACACCAGTTGCCGCAATCGGAGCAACTGTTCTGGTTATAGGAGTTTTGAGCACCCCAGTATTCCTTACCGAACTCACAGCAGTATTCGCGACATTCGCGATCTGCAGACCAGCAGTTAGTCTGCCATCTGCACCATGCTTGACTGACCATCCAGTTCTCTCTGGATCTACAACCACCAGAGTAGTTAGCAGCACCGAAGCAACAGGAGCGACCGTGGCATCCACCACAAGCACAGAAGTTGTCTAGACCAGGACCGTTGACCCAGGACTTACAACCGTCGTAACCACTGTTAGATGGAGATCTACAGGTGACCGAGGCAGCACAGAAGCAATACTTGCAACCATCTAGTTCGGTGCCACCAATGCTAGATTGTGCAGCGCAAACTGTGGTCTTATTGTACTGACCAGAATGTCCATTCCATCCGTTCATACAGCAGCAAGCACCAGCGCCGCCGCCGCCTCCACCCCAGATTTCAATCTCTAGTTTACAAACGCAGCAAACAGGGACGCACCAGCAAAGTTCTTGCCAGTTGTAACTGTGGTTGTTATTATATTCCCAACAGTGACCCCCACGAAACCAAATTTGGTGACTGTTTTGGGGACCGTAATATGTAGTTACTGGTACTGCACTGTCGTCTGCAACATCCAGTAAGTCTCTTAAACTCGACATGACTTATATCCTCCCTAGGTATATTAGTTAGAAAGGATCGACCAACCGTAAGAAGATCCACTATAGATTAACTCAAGTGATGCATTTTTAATATCGAAGTCTAGGTCTTCTGCAAGGTTAGCGATTTTATTGCCATTTCTAGCAAGAATTGCTTTCGTTGTACCACACTGACCTGCTGCATCAATTAGATTGATACGATCGCCCACTGCGGGGTTTGCGGGTAGTGTTAGTGTAATTTCCGATCCAGCGGTAGTGTCAATCATCAGGATTTCTCCCGACAGAACACTGTGGTTTGCTGTGATACCTAGAGTAGTTCTTTGCTCTAGGGGTGGTGCTGATAGATTGCGTCCCATTGTTCTTAAAACTCCTTTGTACTATTTATCAAGCCTCTTCTTCAACGCCATACGCAGCTACGCTGACGTTTGCCGTATCGGAAAGCACTACAATGTTTTTAGTTGCCTGAAGCGCAATACCAGTTCTCTCCAGAATACCGTACCCTGCAATTTCTGCATTGTACTCAATGTATTCTGCGCCAGTAGGTGTGCTGGTAGCAGCGAGAGCAACACGAACGCTAACAGGCGTAGAGTTCGTGTTGACGATGTTAAAGTTAACGTATGCAACAGTTGCTGCAGGGACGGTATATACTGTGGTTAGGGTGTTAGCTGATAGGGAAGCTTGTGTCCCCAGGATGCCAGAAGCCATGTTTATTACTCCTTAAATTTGCCGAGATTTCGTAATTTTACTTGTATTTATAAAGAGGGGATCACATTGCTCCCGCCCAGAAAGTGAAGCCTTTCGTCTTCGTCTTTGTGTCAACGTAAGTCTTGACTGCCTTCTGCGTAGGAACTTTAGCGTTGCTATTTGCAGACATGGTTACATCCGCCGAGAACTCGTTAATAGATTCACCGATTTGAGCACCGATGGAACCAAGTCTCAAGGATGATAGACCAGACAAGTCGAAGGAAGATGCGTTCAAGGTTGTGCTACCAGTTGCCTGGTTAACTTTGAAGTAACGACCAACGGTGAAGTTACCATCTTGGTCCGTGGATACGAAGAACACACGACCAGGGAAGTTTTCAGTAACCTCATTACCTGGTGCAGGTGCCGATAGAGGCTGACCTGGCCAGTTAGTCTGGGTCTTGTTACCAGTACCGATATCCAGGAAGTCATGACCAGTTAGTCTGACTTGTGAATACAGGTATCTGATTCTTGTAGCTTGACGATCGTAAGTTGCACTAGGCTTCTCTTCTGCAAGAACAACCAGTACAGTACCAGTTGTAATTGTTGCGGATTGGGAAACCTGCATGAACTCACTGTCAATCTTGATGTAGTCAGAGGATAGAGTACCCGTAGACGTTTCAACAAGAATAACTGTGTCAGATGCTGTTAGGTCTCTAGCGGTAGTTGTCTCGGTAGGAACCTTGATCTGAAGTGCTCTGACTGTAACGCCAGAGTTATGTGCAGCACCAGTGGTGCCTTCTACTCCTCTGATAACTTCAACAGAAGTTGCAGTTGGGAACGAAACGACTTCCATCATCTCGTCTTCGATGATGACATAACCACCAGTGTTAATGCCAGTAATCGAAGCAACTTGGATGACAGTGCCAACCGCGTCACTAACAGGAGCAGATAGAGATGTTGCAGTACCAGTTTGGTATCTAGCAACAGTGCTCAAACCATCATGAGTTGTAGCAGCAGAACCAAGAAGTCCTCTGGTTACAGTCAGTTCTCCACGTCCAGTAGGACCAGCGTAAGAAGAGTTAGCAACAACATAAGTGAATAGATCAGAACCGAGTCCACCAGGACCAGTGATGTATTCAATAGAACCACCTGGGTCAGGAGCAGCGGTTAGACCACCGAGAACAAAGGTGAAACCTGACATACCCTTTTGAGCGTCAGAGTTGTTGACCAGAGTTGCAGTTGCTGTAGAATTGCTACCAGTGACAACTTCGTTCTGTGCAAAGTTACCTTTGAGAGGACGGATAAGAATCTTGTCTGCCGAAGGTTGGAAACTAGTAATTTCGCCAACTGCACCAGAAGTACCACCCGTAACATTCTCGGCACTTTCAAAAGTTGCGCCTGTAGATAGGGTAAGGGGATCGTAGTTGAGTTCGATACCGTCGATGAATCCATCGAGAGTAGACTCATTTTCGTTGAAACCAGAGGAAACAATAGCGTAAGTACCCCAGGAGGAGTTACCTGCCAAGGATCTGATTCTACCGCCTCTAGTAGAGGTGTAAGAGATGTGGCAATAGTAGGTGAAGCAGGATACGATTTCAGCAGCGCCGTTGTTCGTAATCCAGAAACCTACACCACCGCTTTCGTGGATGTTAGTCCAGGAGTCAAAAACGATAGACTTGTTAGAAGGAGTTCCAGTTCCGTCATACTTATCGTGAACACCACCGTCAACAATTGCACCAATACCAGTCTGGGAGAATGCAGAACACTGCGAAACGTAAGGAGACTTGGAGATTGGGGAGTTGGGGTTCAGTCTAACGAATACACCATCTGGAGTAGAGGTGTTCATATCCTTTGGATCGGATACAGAAGGAACGAATCCTGCCATACCGTCCATAACGAGATCCTTCAGCATCGATCTGTTAGACAGATAGAAGAGAGTTGCGTTCTCGTTATTGAGAGTGTTCACGGTGTTAAGTGCGATATTAGCACCACCATTGTCGAAAGTATCGGAGGTAGTCCAGACGCCGCCAGTAAGAGGCATAACGTCGATGCTAGCACCACCGTCTCTGACATCCATGATCTGTGCGGTCTTATCGCCAGCACCATTTGTGCATGTCTCGCCAATGACTCTCTCTGCAGCAAGAGGAATCGTTGCAAGTGTTAGTCTTTGGATGTTAGAAGGTTGTCCAACGTTTGGTTTAACGGTGGACGTTCTCATGTTGTCACCAATGATCGAAACGTTCTCGGGAACGATGATTGGTAGAGTTTCGTTATAGATACCTGCCTTAACATAAATGGTAGCAGGACCAGTAACAAGACTTACTGCATGAGAGAGTGAAGCAAATGCTTTGCTGATGTTAGAACCGTCGTTTAGGTCGTTACCATTTGTGGTAACATAGTAAACAGGGTCGGTAACATTGTTGTTTTCCCATGCGGGGAATCCGTTAGAATCAACGGATAGAACTTGACCAGTTGTTCCAATAGGTAGTCTTGCAGCACCTGAACCAGAGATGTAAAGAACATCACCAGCATCGGTTAGTACGTTAGACTGTGCGCCTTGGGTCAGGGAGTTCCAGTAGTCTCCGTTAACATCTAGTTCAGGTTCGTTGCCAGTTGTTTCGGCAACACAGATGTAGGAGTTACTTGCTCTGGTGACAGCATCACCAGGTTGGTAAGTTGTGCTTGTATCCCAAGTGCCTCTCCAGGTGAAACCACCAACAACGAAGTCCCAATCAGAAGGATTAGATCCAGGTGTGGAGTTTGTGTTGGTTGTTTTAGCAACGTAGGAGTTACCACCAAGGAGTACAACGTCACCAGGCTTGTATTCGGTGCTGTTGCTCCATGTACCAACTACCTTGAAACCAGTAGTTAGGATCTCCCAGTCACTACCAATAGTGCTATTGGGTTGTGAACCAGTAGAGATTGTTTGAGCAACATAAGAGTAACCACCGAAAGTTACAATGTCACCTGGTTGGTATTCAGTATTGGTGTCCCACGTATCTTCAAACTTCAGTCCGTTAATATACGAGACGAAGTTTGCAGCAGCGAAAGATCCGCTGGAAGTGTGGGGGTTGACAACCCTATACTGATCATTGCCATACTTGACAATATCATTAGTTCTATAGAAGGTTGCATCTGCCCATTCACCTCTGTGGTAAATGCCTTCGGTATGGAGTTGCCATCTGGCACCATCCGATCCATACCATTGCGCCTCATTCGATGCTGACGTGTGGTTTGAAATACAAACAAAAGTGTTTGCACCAAACTTAACGATGTCATCGATGACGTATGCAGTGGCAACTGTCCAGTCGCCCCTCCAATTAAACTTAAGTCTGCCTAATCTGAAATCTGCCATGTTTATGCTGCCTTATTATTTGGGTCCTTCGGTGGTAAAATCATAATTTTCATTGAAACGAATTACAAAGTATCCGTCATCATCAATAAAATAGCTAATCTTGCGACTATCAAATCTATACTGTTGGTATTTATCTTGTGGATGATTCTTATATGACTTCGATTCAGTAGTTTCTTCTACGTAGTCATACACACCTGTAGCAATATCTAGGTATGGGGTTCCGTCTAAACGGTAGAAATCTCCAATTTCATCATCAATAGATCTAATTCTGGTGTAACGCAGCATTCCATCATCATCTCTTTGAAGAGCGTGAATGGTAAAGTCGTTACCGAGGGTATAGCTATTGGAAGAAAAGGATTGCCCCGTCCCCCCAGCTTGTTGATAGCTATCGCTGATAAACATTGTCATACAATTACCCTCCAGTAGTTACCGTCCCAAATTAGTTGCACTCTCGCTCCTTTCAAGTCGAATACTAAAGGACTGGAAATAACTCCAAAAGTGTTTTGAAATTCTCTTCCAATTGGATCGACGATTGTTACATTATTTGTATCCCACGTAAAATTAATATCAATGAACTCCAATGTGTCCCCTGCTTTAGGAACCAATTGATTGTTATACAAAGGCAGAGTCAGTGTGAGTGGTCCACCTGACGAGTCTACGAGATAACGAAGACTAGTGCCAAGCGTGACACTCTGATTTAGATACTCCCACCGAGCACGAAAAACATCAAATCCACCGTTAGTTGTCCCATCATGGACAACCGCCATATTTTTATCAGTATCAATGGTCAACTCACCCTGCGCTCCCGCGAAGTGAGCATGTTCAGCAGTAGTACCTCTTCTAAACTGTACCTGGGTAGTCATTAAAATTAATTTAGGATACCAATGTTATTTATACTATTAAATAATCCATCCATAGGTACGTGGTGGAGCAACATCAATCTTGACAGTTGCTGCGCTACCAGCGATGTAGATGTGAACATCTGGTCTGTGCTGGAGTAGTGGGAAGTAGACGCTGCGAACATCGACCTTGATAGATCCAGTACCAAAGATACGGAGAGAAATGCCGATGATGGAATCGACATCGACCGTAATTTGACCAGATCCCTCGTAACCAAAGGAGCGAAGAACCTTCGCCTCGCCAGTGGTTGCAATCTCTGTGCCTTCTTCTGGTGGGTTGGCGGTTCTGCTTTCTGCTGCAGTACCAGATAGTTGAACTTCTGTCTGACCTGCATAAGGTGCTCTGACGAATGCAACACTTGCTTCGCCAGAAGTTTTGATCTCTGTGTCGCCAGTGTATACCTTGGTGATAGCAGGTTTGACCTGACCGAGGAAGTCGAAGATTGCGACGTTCTCGACAGTAATTGTTCTGGACTCTGCTGCACTGTCGAATGCATACAGGTCTCCAGAACCAGTGAATACTCTGGATCTTGGAGTTGCTGCACGACCAGCAATGTTGACATCTGCGAGCAGACTTGGTACAAAGGCAACTCTTTCTGCTGCACCAGAGAACGAGAAGATAGAACCAAATCCAGATTCTGCATTGGTAATTCTCTCGACTGCTTCGCCAGATAGATTGAAGAGAACTTGCTCTCCAACATAATCGTATGCAACTTTCTCGTCGCTCGTAACGAAACTGAAGAGATTGCCGTCGCCAATATGGGAGACTGTGATAACAATCTTCGCTTCGCCAGTAATGTCGTATAGACCTTCTGCTGGTGGAGCAACAGTTCTGGATTCTGCTGCACCGTTGAGTGCGAAGAGAGAACCAGATCCATAGTAAGCACGAGTAGAACGTAGAGTCGCAATACCAGCTGTGGAGAATAGTAGATCCTTCTCCAGTGGGTTGACAGTAATGGATTCTGCTGCACCAGAGAATGTACCAATTCTGATGTCTCCAACGTAGGAGAGAGTAATAACAATACGACCAGCACCAGATAGAGTTGCTGTTCCAGAACCGATGTGTATCTTGGTGGTTGTTCCGTTGTTGTCTTCTGCTGCGAAGATTCTTGCGTCGGCAAGTTTGACTTCCGATACAGAAGTTCTGTATGCTGCTCTGCCTCCAATGGAGAACAGCATGTCTTTTTCGAGAGGATTGAAGGTAACAGACTCTGCTGCACCAGAGAATGTTCCGATGTTGACCTGAACAACCTCGTCTCTCGCGACACGCTCGACCGCAGTACCACTGACAGGAATGACACCTTCGACATTCCAGTTGGGGGTGAATCTGATGTCTGCTGCTTCTGGGTAGATTCTGATCTGACCAGTACCAACAAATGCATTGGTTCTTCTTTCTGCAGCGATGCCAGCAACATCGAAGAGCAGATCTCTTTCCAGAGGATTGAAGGTGACTGCTTCTGCAGCACCAGAAAGAGTTGCGATGTTGCCTTCGCCAACAAAGTCTCTTGCTCTGGTGGTAGCAGCAACGCCACTAATCTTGGATAGAGTCTGTGGTTGCTCTGCAAACGTGAGGAGTGCGCGACCTGCAGATCCTCTGAACTTGAAGAGGGAACCAAAGAAGATCTCTCTGAATGTTGCTTTCTCTTCTGCGAGACCAGTAACATTGAGATGTGCTGTAAACTCTGGAAGTTTTCTGGTGACAGATTCGGAGGTGAATCCATTGGAGAAGATAGCACCAGTTCCGACATATACTTCGGTGTTCTTCTCGATTGCAACACCGCTGACAGCAACACGAACGGTTGGTTGCTCTGCAAATGTGCGAAGAGGAATAACGACCTCTCCAGAAAGGAGAAGATGTGCAGTTTCTTCTGGTGGATTGAATCCAACTGCCTCGACTGCAGAACCACGGAAGAGAATGTCTCCTTCTCTGACTGGAGGAATCTTGAATGTGACAGATTCTGAAGTGAATCCTCCAGAGAATAGAGTACCGAATCCACCGTATACATCGACGTGAATATAATCGCCAACACCACTGACAGGAATAACCCCGAATGGTTGCTCTGCAAATGTACGAATTTCTGGAGATGTGGATCCAGAGAGTTTGATCTCTGTTCCTTCGACTGCAGGTGCTGCGGTGAATGCCTCTGTAGCAATACCACCCATGGAGAACAGAAGCTGTCTCTCCAGAGGATTCGCGGTGAAGGATTCTGCTGCTCCAGACAGTGCTGCAATACGACCACTTCCCCTGTAATGGGGGACAAATCTTTCTCCACCCTGACCGAGGATCGTAGCAGTACCAAATGGTTGCTCTGCAAACGTAAGGATCTCTGGTTCGGTTGTTCCAGACAGAGTGAGACGAGCGAGTCCAGACTCGACAACCGTTGCCTTGACTGTGCCACGACCAGTAAAGTCGAACAGAGTGAAGAATGGATCTGGACTTCCTGTTCTGGATTCTGCTGCACCAGAAAGAACAGAGATAGAACCAGAACCATTGAAGTTCGGGATGAATCTTTCGCCAGCGTTGCCACTGACCTTGATAAGATTTCTCTTCTCTTCTGCAACAGCAACTGCCTCGACTGCGCCAGACAGTGCAAACAGTGAACCAGAACCAGTGTATGCTGCTGTTGCTTTCTCTGTTGCCGTTCCAACAAAGTCGAACAGACCAATGAGATCGTCTGGACTTGCTGTAACTGCCTCGGCAGCACCAGACAATGTGGAGATAACACCAGTTCCAGCATAGGATGGTGTGTACTTGACGCCAGAGATACCGCGAAGAACAATCGTGTTCTCTTGGAATCCTGCGAATGCAACTGCAGAAGATGCTCGACCATCCAATCTGATGGTGCCGCCACCATTGAAGTTGGGGATTCTTCTTGTGGCAGCGAATCCAACAAAGTCGAATAGACCAGTAAGATCGTCTGGACTGAATGTTGCAGATTCTGCTGCGCCACCAGTGTTGAATAGAACACCACTTCCCTCGTGTTTGTTGGGAAGTTTGACGAATACATCGCCAGAAAGCTTGAGTGTTGGTTTGTCCAGAACTGCGATGTGACGCAGATTGATGACAACCTTGACTCCACCAGAAAGACCAGAGAACTTGAATAGATGACCGAAGGGGTATCTGGAAGCATCGAGATCTGGATCTCTGATGAACTGATAATCTTCGGTAGCATCTGGAGTATTGATGTTGGGGAGACCACCAATATTTTCCTGTTCTAGGAATCCATAATCGAAGAAGTCGCCACCACCAGTCTCGACAAGATCGACAAGTCTATCATTTCTGTAGTCTTGAATGACCTTGGTTGCATGGTTAGCAATGACCCAAGAATCAATGACTGGCGAAGCAACAGAACCATAGCTGATTCTGTTGAGTAGATCAATAGAACTGGAGTTGTAATGATATGTTCTACGCTCATCGAGATTGTTGAAGCTGAAGAGATCTCCACGCGCAGGAGGATTGAATGCAGTTCTCTCGACAAGTGTACCAGAAAGGGTTGCTGTACCAGATCCATTCCAGTTGGGAACGTATGCAACTTTCGCTTCGCCTGTAATTGTAAATACAGGATCTTGACGTGGATAGTCGAATGCAACTGCTTCTTCTCCACCGTTGATGGCAAATAGTTCTCCTTTGCCTTCGTATGCAAAGCTTCTTGCATCTGTCGTGCTGACAGGTAGAGGAAGAATACCAGAACCTTTGTATGCTTTGGTGAAGGTGTCTGTTGCAACACCCGTAAACTCGATGGGTACAAAGGCAATCCATCTTGGCAACACTCTGACAATAGTGTTGATATCGATGGTGATGGATCCAGAACCAACATGGACAGGTCTGAAGTTGACATCAGCAGCACCACTAACCTGTGGACCACCCATTGCATATCGGGTGACTGTCTCGGTGATGCCTTCATAGTCATCCGTGATGGATGGGAAGAAGTCATTGACAGATCCATAATCGAAGTAAGAACCAGAGGTAGAACCACCAGTTACAAGATCAATAATTCTCTGGTCCTTACGACTCTCAATCGTATCATTAGCGATAGACTGGATCGTGATGGAGTCGATTGGGTTGGCAGCAACCGAACCATAATCCAGAGGAGTGAATATAGTGTCGGAAGTATGACTGTAGTGATACGTTCTTTTCTCGACAAGGTTGCCCATGTCGAAGAGGACACCAGATCCAACCTCGCTGAATGTAGTTCTTTCGACGTGCTCGACATCGATAGTGGCAACACCAGAACCATTGAAGTTTGGTACGAATGCAACTTTTGTGTCGCCAGTAACATCGAAGAGGACATATCCACGATATGGTGCTTTCTCGTATGCGATAGAAGCTTCGCCAGATGTGGAGAAGGTTCCTTGACCTTCGTAACCAAAGGTTCTTCTTTCTTCTGCTTTCTCGAAGTTGAATAGATTGCCATCTCCAATGAAGCGTTTGACGACCGCATCTTGAGCCTCGCCTTTGACCTCGATGTTGACATTGGCAATCCATCTGGGTTTCGTTCTGCCACGACCCTCGACGAAAGCAAACAGGTCACCCTTACCAACGTAAGAGAACTCTCTCCTGACTGATGCAGTACCCTGAACCAGCAGATCTCCCATTGCATAACGAGAGATGGATTCCATGATGGAACCATAGTCTTCGCGAACAGTCTCTGGAGCGTCCTGACCATTGATAAGAATTTGACCATAGTCCAGATAAGATCCAGAAGTAGTGCCACCTACTACCAGGTCAATAATTCTGTCGTCCTTACGACTTTCAATGGTCTCATTAGCAATAGATTGAATCGTAATAGATTCAATTGGAGTATCGGCAACAGATCCGTAGTTGCGATACTGGAAGATATCATTAGATGTGCTGCTGTAATGATATGTGATTTTCTCGACAGCAGTCTCGAAGTTGAATAGAGTTCCAGATCCTTTGTAATGATCTGTCTGTCTCTCGACCGCCGTGCCTTCTGTCTTGACTGTACCTTGTGAAATCCAATTGGGGGAGAAAGCAACTCTTGCTTCGCCCTGTAGTGGCAGGATAGCAGTGCTTTCTGGTGGGTTGGCACCAACCGCTTCAGAGGCACCAGAGAAGGCGTAGAGGGCACCAGAACCGTTGTATGCATATGTTCTCTTATCTTCGGCGTTATTAACGCTGAAGAGCGAACCAGAACCTTTGTGCAGCAGACTGAAGTTTGTCTTCGATGCACCAAAGATTCCAATGTTGACAAAGGCAATCCATCTTGGTTTCGTTCTGCCGCGACCATTGACGAATGCGAACAGTCCACCAGAACCAATAAAGTTGGGAGTAAATACTTGCTTGGCAGTACCACTGATTGGGAACAGACCGAATGGATAGTCTGTCTGATTAGTAAGAATCTCACCCCAGTCAAGTCCGACTGTAGATGGAGTCTGCTCACCATCAGTGAGAATAGTACCGAAGTCTAGGAATGCACCAGAAGTAGATCCAGATACAACTAGATCAATAATTCTTTCGTTTGCACGACTCTGGATTGTCTCGTTAGCAATCGACTGAATCGTAATAGAATTGATCGGTGATTCAGCAACCGATCCAAAGTTCTCATAGGTAAAGTAATCGATGCTGGAATTGTTGTAATCCCAGACAACTTTTTCTTCTGTAGAAGAGATGCCGAATAGAGTTCCTTCACCGACATAATCGTATGTCTGTTTGAAGGTAGTGGTGCTGAAGTTGAACAGGACACCAGAACCAACCCAGTTGGGTCTGAAGCTGATATCAGCATCACCATGGACGTTGAATAGTGTCTTGCGATCTTCTGGGGATGTCTTAACAACAGCCTCACCAGCAAAGCTACCGCTGAATAAGGTGCCGAATACATTCCAGTTAGGAGCATACGCAATTTTAGTGTCACTACGAAGGGGTAGTAGTCCCTCCGTAGCAATCGCAGGTACATAATGAGTGTTGGCATTGCCAGCAACCCACAGTGTTCCAGAAACGATGTATGGAGCATCCAGTCTGTATCTGGATCCGCCGAACTCGAATACTGTACCAGAACCAACCCAAGTCTTGATAACAGACCAGGTGGTAAGTGAATGGAAATGGGTGCGACCCATTGCCTGAATATTTGACGTGACTGTAATTTCGCCCCAGTCATCCGTGGCGTATGCTTCTACTTCTGTAATAGATCCATAGTCGAGTTGGTTCAGGGGACCGCCTGACTCCACCAAATCAACTATTTGATCATCTTTGTAATCTTGTATTACTTTGGTTGCGTGGTCTGCAATTACCCAGTATGCACGACCTAAAGCACCAAAATCTAGATATAAAAACTGCTCCTCGATAGCTGATGTATAGCTGTACGAAATTAACCCCAGTGCCTTCACAGCAACAAACTGGGGCATTCTTCCAGTACCAGCGTAGGAGAATACCATATACTACAGCCAAGTTAAAAAAATAGGGGGATCGCCAGATAAGCAATCCCCCCATGATGTAAAACTCAATTTCAGAATATCAGTCGAGGCTGACGTTCAAGGTGACTTTGATTTGGTCACCAGCGTTTTGAATCGCGTATGGACCATTGGTGAATCTTTCAGCGAAGAAGATTGCGCTGTAAAGAGTTAGATCACCAGTGCCATCTAGTGCCTTGGTTGTAGTGAAGGTGTTAGCATCGAGTACATCGAATACGGTGTAGGTGCCAGGAGTTGTGGTGGTGTTACCAGTGCCCTGGTCGATGTAGATTGCATCGCCCTTAACAAGACCGTGACCAGTTGCGGTTACCTTACTGAAGTCAAACTCAACCTCGTCATTGTTGTTAGAAGGCTGAATGTTGTCGATCAGTACGTTGTTCAGGTAGACAGTAACTTGTCCCTGCAGTACCGAACCAGCGTCGTCATAGGTCTCGTGATCGATACCAGTGATGATAGTTGCAGCGTCGATGCCGTTAGGAGCACCACCGACAACACCAGCAGTACCAGTCTGTGAGACTGCCATGCCGACTGTTAGATCTTCACCGACTTCTGCTTGGAATACACCGTTACCAGTAGCAGCACCAGTGAGTGCCTTGTCTAGATAAACAGTGGTTCCTGCGATACCAGCGATTCTTGCACCAGCAGCAACGCCAGTACCAGTTAGTCTCTGACCAACTGCAAGACCCGAAGTAGCGCCAACGGTTACGGAGAACTCACCAGAAGTACCAGAGATGGTGGTGGTGTTAGCAACAGCAGCAAGAACGATGTAGTCATTGCCGATAGTACCACGAACACCAGTCTTACTGATAGTTGTTCCAGCGGATGCAGCACCTGCATCTAGTACACCATGAATGGTGGTAGGCATGTTGTTGGCACGAACAAGCATGTAACCATAAACGTCACCAGCAGCACCAGTGAAGGTGAAGGTTTGCTCTGGATAAGAAGCGGTCGTTCTGCCAGCACCAAAATCTAGGTTTTGGTTGGAGAATGTACCAGTGTTCTTGACGCTTAAGAGGAGAGTTAGACCGTCGATGTCAACGACATATGCACCAGTACCAACGTCGCCGCCAGTTACATAGTCGCCCTTTTTAATACCAGTGTTAGCAGCAACAGTGATGGTATACTCGTCTTGAGTACCGCTACCTTGGACTGCAGCAACTGCAGCAGTTTGTAGGGTTTCGATTGTCCAGCGGTTGCCGTTTAGCAGAATTCCATACTGGTTAGCATAGTTCTGATTAGTTCTGTTATTTTCAACTTGGTGGTATCCAGTTACAGGTGCAGAACCATAACCCAACGTATTGTTGTTGGTGTAGGGCTCATAGTATCTGGTTTGGGAAGGCGTATCACTTTCAGCAGGATACGTATTTGTCGTGAACAACTTTAGAATTAAATTTCTAGGAATCTCCTGATTGTAATTCAGCAGATTACGTAGAGAATCAATTTCACCGTTGTCGGTTACTAGCAGTGCCATGTAAACTCTCCGTGTTTATCTCTCGGTGTAAATTTATTTATATCGTTACTATTTATAGTTTCAGTTTTAATGAGACCATGCATCGCGAAATGTCGATCGAGTAATTCACCTTAAACTGAAAAATGTCTCCTGCGTTCACCGTAGTGTTCCAGGTAGACAGACTGTCGTCTTTGTTTTTTCTAGCAGTAAATCTATTTATGGATCCCAAGGTAGGACGTTCAGTGCCACAAATAGACTGGAAGTTAGGGAAATCAGCAAAACTGCACTTCTCAATATCAACTTCAATATTGCCCTCGCTATCGGCAAGGATAGTCCAAGACTCGATAACTCCAGTGACATCAACAGTCATAGTTCCTTTCGGACCATTCCCCATAGGGAAAGAACCACTGTCTATGACATAGTTAAGGGTTCTGGTTAGATCTGCTGTAGTAGCATATGCTATTCCAAAGAATTCTACACCAGCGGTTGGTGGTGTACTAAAAACAATCTGGTCATTAGATACAATATAATCAACTCCTGGCGATAAAACAACATCGCCAACAGAAATCATTATTTGTTCTTCGTTGAGTGGAGTGTATGACTCTCCATTAACAATCAGATTGAATGTGTCTTGTGTTCCATCAAATTGTGATGCCAGTGATTCAATCAGAAGATTTGAATTCTGTACTGACTTCGATGGGATCTGGTAGTTTACGTCAAGTTTATGTTGTGCTGGCAATTGCTTACCAACACGATATGCATTATTACCAACCCTGACGTTATACTGTGCCATCAGGAAACTCCAGGACTTACTTCTGCGTTCCCCATAATGACTCTAGTCTTGTAACCGTTAGGATCTGTAAGAACAATATCGTAGACATATCTCCTACGATCTAACGCCAGGGTTTCGGTGTCTGTTAGTACCAGAGCAATTTCCCCTGTGGTTCTGTTTACAAAATCTAGAGTGAATGGGACTGAAGTGGTTGCAGAATAACTCTTCTTCATCGATGCAGCACCAGTGTACCCCGACATGTTTAGTGGAGTGCCATCTTTATTTGTGATGAAAAAGGTGACGGCAAAGTCTGCTCCTTTATCAATCAGTATGTTGACTGGTATCGCTGCCATCGGTATCCTTTTCTAGTAGGTTAAGTGCTTCCAAACCGCCTTCTAGTTTAGTGCGATATTCACGCAACTTGACGAGTTCTTCTTCACCTCTTCTGATCTTCAGATCATAGTCTGCAAACTGCTTTTCAAATTCAGCTCGCAACTTTGCGTTGTCCATATGGAATATAACAAGTATCTATATTTAGACGTTCAATTCTGGGTAGGTTGTGGTGCTTCTTCCGATTGAATTTGGTGTTCTAGGATATGTTGCTCCCTCAACTGGTCTTCTACCTTTAAGTTTTAATTTATGACCAGAGAAATCTGGTTCATCAAAGAATGCTCGGAGTCCAGGTGTTCCTGCTGCCTCTGTATATGTGTAACCACCGTTTCCACCGCCACCACCAATGTAGCAGTTACCAAAAGAGATTGCGTTGGATAAAGATGCACCACCAGCACTAGGAACATTAGTCCAAGAGAAACTAGTTCCACCTGAAGGAATACTACGAACTACATTCTTTGCTGACCTAACCAATAATTGCTTGGTTACACTTGGGTTTGGCCAAGATCCGTTGTAATGCTTATATTTCTCCATCAGGCAGGCAATTTTTCCTACAACAGTTGGTGTTGCACAACTTGTCCCAGAGAACATACCCCACTTATAAGATCCATACGTTGAACTTTGATATGAACTATAAGTATTTGCTCCAAGTCCTGTAACAGTAATACCAGGTCCACGGTTTGAATATCCATCCCAACCAGGCATTGCTTCCGAGTTGTATCCTGCTGCTACATCAATATTGTTATTAGTTCCATGGGGACCATATGGTATGTGAGGATACCAAGTAGTTGTGCTAGATGTAGAAGCACTATTGTCATTCCCATAACTGATGAATGTAATATCATATGGCGTTGCTGCATCTACAGTGACATACACATCTTGAGCATCATCTCTCTTCGCGTATGTTCCTCCATTATTACCAGCAGCATTGACACATATGATACCACTATTCCAAGCGGTTTCTAATGCAGTGTGCAGAGAACTATATGAACTCTGGTTAGGCATCACGACACACCATCTGGTGCCGTTAGTTGCATCGTAGACTTTGAATGGAATAATATTTGCCTTCACAAATTCCGACAAATCAGATCCCCAAGAACCACCACCAGGTCTATTGACAGTTCCATTTGGAGTGACAATCTTATCAACATAATCTACTGGAATTGCACGTTTCCTGTCTTGCAGATACTGATATTCTGCAATCATGATAGTGGGGTTTTTCTCTCCAGTTTCTGGATTAGATGGTTTGGCGTTGTGCCAATCAATCAATGCCTGAATACACTCTGTTGGACTGTCGCCAGTAACTAGGTACATTGCATAGAGATTTGCTTTCTTTGCAAATCCACAAATAGTACCACCAGAAACACTCAATACACCAATGCCATGATTGGTTAGTCCACTGTTGCCACCATCTTGGGATGTTACCTGATTGTTAGCAGCTGCTTCTAGATCTGGCCAATCCATTGGAGTAAATCTAGATGCTGTTCTTAAATTCCAGACAACATCTCCAGAATCACTACCATTATTATCTACACTGCCATCATTTACTGCACTTCCACCATCACCAACTCTAATCTCAAATGGGTGAGTAGAAGCAGTTATGGTGAATGTAACAGTATCTCCTTCTTGAAATACTAGTGGAGGATTGCTTCCACTAACAGATCCATTTCTATCCGTTCCAGTTAAAGTGTAGATACCAGAACCACCAAAACTTACAGCAATGCTATATTCTTCTCTAGTGCCATCAGCAGGATTAATGCTGATGGTGTTTTTCATGTTGGGGTGTGCTGTACACTGATACCAATAAGGATCTACCCTTGAATGAGAATCATCTTCACTTGATAACTTTTGAAAGTCTGGGTGCTGATCATGCAAACCCTGATGAGTAGACCAATCTCCACTACTACCAGATTCTAGAGTGACGATATCAACATTCTTTCCAGTCCATCTGGAAGTATAAGTGCCATCAACAAAATATGCGTCATCGCCATTGGTAGTACCAACTTCTCTACCAATTTTTTGAACTGCGCCGCCAGGATCTGTCGCAACAATATGTTGTGTGTCCAAGTAAAACTGGAGACCAGAATTATCTTCTCCTAGTCCAGATGCTGCTCTATAAGATGAACTCGTGGAAGAAGTAAATCTTTTTGACATACTCTCTTTATCTGGGAGAGTACATGGAAATGACTGTGGAACTTCTTCTGCAGAAACAACTCTGGGGTCTGCTACTAGAGTTTCAATAAAATCTCCTTCGACAAGCATGACGAGCAAAGAGGGCATGGATGGAAGCATATTCCACCACTCTGCTTTATTCTCATCAAAACTATCTACAAACGTTTGCTTGTCAGTTCCTTCGACAAGAATGACATCTACTAATACCGCTGAACCGCCCAGTTCCATTTTATGCCTCTAGTTGGAGTACAGTCATTTCAACAGTGATAGATTGTTGTCCTCCAGACTTATTCATAACTGATAGATAAACATTTGTTGATGGAGTTCCATCATCATTAAATCCGATCAAAGCAGGAGTGAAGAGAACATCTTCGTTGTTTCCAGTTGTGATAGCTTCTGCAATTACTCCAGAACCAGGGGTGGGATCTTCAGAAATAGTTCTAGATCCATCTGCTGTTCTTGCTGCAGATGTAGGATAAATTCTTACCCATGCAGGGTGAGAAACATTCAACTTCAGTAGTGCATATGATTTGTATGCCGTGATAACAATACCTTCATCGACATCATTTGCATGAGTAGCACTGGTGGAGTTATTAAAATCTGATCTTGTTCCGAGACTGGTGCCACCGCCTCCACCTCCACCACCGCCGCCAGCGGAGCTAATTACGCCATCGGTGATAGTGACGGTAGAACCATCTACTTTAACGCCACCTAATACAGTTGTACTTGCAGTTGGCAGTAGGTATGAATCAAGGGTTCCACCACTGGATTTCCAGCTGCTACCATTCCAGATCCAAGTTAGACCACCCTCGGTATGTGTAAATGAACCGTCTGTAGCTTGTCCAGCGGTATCTGGGAATAGAATTGCCATTTCTTAAGATCTCTCCGTTTAGTTATTTATTTCAAATTTCTTGAACATATAACTGACATGTTTCAGTGCCAGATCTACTTCCAGATGCAGTCAAAGACTTCAATCTAATTTGATATGTCATGATATCGCCAGTAGTTCCTCCATGACTATCAACAAACTCAAAATACAATGGAGTCACACCAGTGACATTTGGATCTGTTGTAGCGACTGTACAGATTTCTGTCAGTGAGGATCCATCACTTCTTTCGAGAGCAATAAGTCCACTGGTATTGTTAGTACCATTTAGTTTACCAAACAGAATGCTAATTCTAACTCTGGAAAAGGTTGTTACAGTAATACCTGCATTGAATGTTCCATTATCATCAGCGAACACAGTTCCAGAACCACCCAAAGTGAATGATGCATCAACATCACCAACAGCGGTTCTGAATGCTGCAGCTGGGGCATCTGCTACGAGAGGAGGAGATGCATCGACCCATGCTGCTGGGTTTGCTCCATTGTCGTAATAAACTTTTAAGCGACCAGAATCACTCTCCCACCACATATCTCCACTAGTGGCATTTGATGGTGGATTGTCACCTACTTCGACATTGGCACCACCACCTTCGCCCCAATACAGTTGACCATTTCCATCAGTGGTCAGAGATTGACCAGCACTGCCATCAGAAGTTACGAACTTGACGACACCATTAATTTTTCCAGTACCGTCAATATTGAATGTGGTGTTACCACTAGACTTCAGTGTTAAACCACCAGAACCTGGTGCGTGGTTGATTACAATTTCACCATCTTTATCAACAAGCACACCGTAGTCATTTGCCAGTGCAGTAGCAATCGTACCAAACCTAGTATTAGATGGAATAACTATATTGTTTCCAGTTAACGTTAAGTTTGCTGATGCTGTTGCTGTAGTAATCGAATTTGTATTTACTCCACCAACATTAATACTAGAAGCAGTTGTATCTCCTCGTCCAACCACATCATTAAGTGTGGAAGTCTCTGTGTAACTTGTTAGATATCCAACAGCATCGTGATCACCCCATGCATACGCGGTGTCCCAAGATACATTGTTGTAGTTTAGAGGAGTCAGATACTTGGTTGTTTGACCTAGAGATAGAGTAATAGAATCTTGGGGACCAAGATTAGTAATGTTCAGGTTATTGACAAATGTCTGTGTTACTCTCGCGTCAATAGCGGCATTCGCTCTAGTGTCTGTGTAATAAAGATTCGTTCCTTCAAGAACTGAAGATGTGGAAAACTCATTGAATGCTAGATCAATTGTTAGGGATCCATTAGCATCATCATAAGTAACCGCTGTTCCCACGCCACCTTGTAATAGGGCAGCAACCCTATCATCTACCTTCTCGTCAAAGGTAACGTCTAACCCGTTTACATCAGCAGCAAGAGCATTGATCTCCTGTCGCTGCTGGTCAAGGGTATATGTAATTGGTACGTTTCTTAATGGCATGATACCAGACTATTCCTCTATTTTAGTATTTATGAGTGTGCAATAACTTGGATAGCGATCGATCCACTATCAGTGCCACTTCCCCCCGCTAGGACACTAAAACCTATCTTGTCAGCAGATCTCGTTATTTCTAAATTCGTTGTTCCATTAATATCCATGACATTAGCAATAACATAGTAGTCAGTGGCATTAGTAAATGGACTTGTAAAGTTCAGCTCATAGTTGCCAGCAGATTGCCGTGACACCGTTGCTCCTGCTGTTCCAGTCCACGTAGGAGTTGCACCTAGCGTAATCTCACCAGCCTTGCTAGTTGCAGGTGGTGTATAAGTTGTCGTAGTGCCACTGACAGGATGTGCTGCTGCTGGTGGTGTGAAAGATTGCGTGTTACTACTTTGAGATGATGTATATCTAGCATCTTTTGTAAAACGAATATCGTCAATATATGCATCAACAATACCAACAGTGTTAGTAGATACTTGACTTCCTCCAAATAAAATTGGTTCGGAAGTATTGGACATATTGGTGCCACTATAGGAGGTTCCCTTTGTCCAAGTGATATCTTCTAGACCATTTACATAAAAATGAAG